AGAAGCAAAGGCAGGGGATCTAAACGTAGCTAGACAATTTCTAAAAGATAATGGTGTTGAGTGCTTACCTGTAGAAAGTAACCCAATGCAAGAGCTTATAGAGAACCTACCAGACCTAGATGCTGTACCTTTAGCTGATATATAAAGTGAGAGTGCTTGTAGGGTGCGAATATTCGGGTATTGTTAGAGATGCGTTTGCCATCAGAGGACATGATGCGTGGTCATGTGACATCTTAGATACTGAATCACCAGGTAATCATATAAAAGGAAATGTTCTTGATTATTTAGACATGGATTGGCAGCTTGCCATTTTACACCCTCCCTGTACGCATTTATCAATATCGGGTGCAAGGTGGTTTACAGAGGGTAAAAAACCTATGCACCTTAGAGAAAAGGCACTTGATTTTGTACAACAACTTATGAATGCACCAATAGATCATATCTGTATTGAAAATCCTGTATCTGTTATATCCTCACATATTAGACAGGCAGATCAGACAATCAACCCTTATCAATTTGGACACCCAGAATATAAAAAAACTTGTTTATGGTTGAAGAATTTACCTTTATTGAAAGAAACAAATAATGTTCTTGAGGAAACAAAACAATTGCCTGATAAAATTGCAAAAAGAATTTGGTGGTTAGGTGCTGGAAAAGGTAAAGAAAGAAGTAAATTTTATACTGGTATAGCATCTGCAATGGCAGAGCAATGGGGTGATGAGACTAAATTGCCAGCACCAGTAGAGCAGCTATGCCTGTTTTAAAGATATGCAGCCACTTCCTAAAAAACTACAGGACTTTAGATATTTCTTAATCGTTACTTGGAGACATCTAAACCTACCAGATCCTACACCTGTTCAGTTAGACATAG